TCCGGGTTTCAGACCCAACTCCTCCCATTGCGGGATTTCTCGCCCGTAGTATGGGTTTATCGCGGCTTTGCTGATGTGAGACTTGTCCACATGCAAACGACCGTCAGCGTCAACGGTGCGGGAGGAGTGGTCAAAAGCAAATGGGTCATACTCATCATAATTTAGCGGGTCATCTGAGCCATCGCTATCTTTTGCCATTCCTTGCATTTTTATTGTGTACAGCTTTTCACGGGCTTTTTGCAGTTTTTCATTGTATGGGTTGTAGCTATCGGAATAGCCTTCGTTCATGACATTATTGTATCGAGCTTGACGTTTTTTTAGGTCTTCGATGTGAGAAATAATGTCTTTTTCTGATGTCAGCTCATCAAGATTGGCTGTCTCTTGCCGCGTAGCTCCTGATAATGCCTGGCTTGACGAGCGGGAAGAGGATGCTGATGAGGAGGAAGACCCAGAAAACCGCTTAAGGCCATCGGGCAAATCACCGCCTTCGTGATACCACTTCTTTTTTTCTCCGTCCCATTTCGCACCCGCTTTCTTTGCCTCGTTACGGTCATCGTACTTGACGTTAAGATAGGCTCGCTCAGATTTGGTTTTTTTCAAGGATTCGGCGTCTTTTTCAGATACCTTCATCTTATACTTCTCAGCAAGCCAAGGGGATACGCCGTGTATTTCGCCGTTTTGAACAGACACGTCATTTTTTGGTAGCCAGATATATTTTTGACTGTCCCACTTGCTGGGGTCATATTTCTTGTTTTCGACCGCAACCGCTTTATCAGTCTGCTTATGTACTTTCAGTGGCGTTTGTCGGCGGAAATGTCCTTCTTTAATGCTTGGTTCTGATGGTTTTGATTCTTCAGAATTTGGCTCTGTTGGGTCTTTTTTTTCCGTTTGCGCACTCTGTTTCCCGGCTTTTGCCTCAGAGATGTGCTTACCGTTAAACCTCCCTCCCATGCCAGAAACGATTTTTCCAGAACCATCAAGCTGCACATGAGAGCCTACAATATCGCCGCCTGAATTATTAACGCCTTTACCGTTTGGGTGCACAGTTATCCAATGCTCTCCGGCATCGTTCGCGGTACGTTGTTCGTCAAAAGCAAGAATGGTTTTCATTTCGGCATTATCATCTGTTTTTATCATATCGGCAATACCGGACGGCTTGTACACCTGCAATTTATTTCATATCCCGGCTGGATATATTCCCCTGAAATCAAACACCCCTCAGCAATGCGGTACTTCTTTCCATTTGCTGCTACGTGGTCGGGGCGTGGATTCTTTCCCGCGTGAGAGTGCATCCAAACAGCCTCTGTTATGCCAAGCTCCAGTTGCCTTGTCCGTTGGACAACAGAGTTGGCCTTGTTAGACTGGTCGCGCGCAATCAGTTCCGCCCGATGGCTTGCCTTCGGGTACAGGGCTTTCAGGTCTTTAACCATGGTCTCTAAATCGCGCCCTTGCGTGTACGAGCGCATCACCACGCCCTCGACCTGCTGTAGATACTGCTGCGGGATAGTGCGTATCAGCCCGACGTTTTCGGCAATTGTGGCGTTAAGGGCATCTCGCATGGCGCCGGTCATTTCAAAATCAACCGACCAACCGGCATCCTTGAGAGATTGGCGTAACGCACGGTCGGAGCTGCGAAACATGCCGTTAACATAGTAATCCGCCAGCTTGTCTGCGTAGGCGTCAAACCGCTTTGTCCAGCTAGCCGCCAGTGACTGCATGAGATTACTCACGTAATGCACGGGGCTGGCATCACCTGCCATAATCGGCGGCGCTTTGTTGTATTGCGCCCCCAGCCAGTAAATCATGGAGCGCTGCATTTCGTCGATCAGCTTCACCAACGCTTTGCGGTATTTGGCTTCTAGCCCACGGTTGGCAGAGACAGCACGGGCAGTTTTAGGCTTCTTCATCGGGTTCAATCTCCGGCATCGCATCAACATCTAGTCCATGGTATCCGCTGTCCTTGCTGTGTGCCAGCCGTTCCCGCTCCTCTTGCGGGTCAAGCACACCCCTGTCAATGTACGTGGCTGCGGTGTTGGCATCCTGCGCGCGGATACCCGCCAGCTCGGCTGCGCTCATTTGGTAAAGTGGCATGAAATTAAAGCCAATATCTGGGTCAATCTCGCCAAATAGAGACAGTTGCACCAGTGATAAAACGGTTTCAATCGGTCTCCGCCAGTGGCTTTCCTGCTGTGCGGCTATCCAGTCGTAAAACGCCCTAACCTCTCCATCGCTGCTGGCATTTAACCCACTGGGGCTGATACCCGTCAGGATGATGGCTGGCAGACGAGACACGCTGCACATCTGTTCCTGCGCTTGTGATTGTAATTCATGTAGCCCAGAAAGAGGGGTATTTATTTGGATTAATTCCTCACGCTCTTTGTCAATGAGCATCAACCCCTTGTTACTGCGCAGAGTCGTGAACAGGGTGGCTCGGTTAATCAGGTCTTGCCCGTCGTCATCACCCTGCAAAACCTGATCCATCGCCGTGGCAAGTGCCGTAATGGAAAAGTTGCTTATCAGATCTGAAACGCTTTGACGTGTACGCAACCAGTTGTCAACGTATGGCTCGGCGAGTTGGCTCAGAGACATTCCGGCGAAATTGAACGCCGGCTTGAGGATGTCGGGAAGGGGGCGCGTGACGATAGTCATTAACCGGGACGCATGTACCTCTTTTCCCAGCACATACCAGCCTGTAGGCGCGTAGAAGTCGGGAGCGGTAGGGTCATTGCTGTTATATGCCGATGGTGTTGTCCATACCGCCTCAATCGTTTTTATTGCGTTTATCGCCCCCGGACCAATGGTCTTGGGGGATAATATCAGCGGAGTTTTAGAGTCCGCCCCTGCAATGTCCAGATAGATTTGACCGCGCCCGAACAGGCAATCATGTTCTGCCGCTTTTTGAATAACGCCGCGCAGGTTCAACCGTTTGAATTCAGCCTCAATCGCCTTGAGTTTTTCGCCTGCGCTGTCATCCTCTTGGCTTGATGTCAGCTCTATCCATTCCCTCGTCAATTCCGTTGACAGTGCTGCTGCGAACGCCCGGAACTCGGAGCGGGTAGCCAGTTGCGCCAAATAAGGGAATCCGGGGAAACCACCGCCCGAATACTGGAATTCGGTATAAGCTGGCGAATCCATCGCCATTACGGGGGCGGATGCCGGGGCAACGCCGCGCAACAACCGTGGGGGCGTGACAGGGTAATCATAGGACCTTTGGGGTCTGTCCATCATCTGCACTTTTGCTGCTGCTTTTTTCAGGCTCATTTTGCCGCCTTGGTTATTGCCGACTGACTAACTGACAGACGGATTGGGGTGATCAGTTCGGAAAATGCCCGTGACAGTGCGTCTATCTGATCGTCATTGCTGCCATTGGGAAACATTCGCATTTCGTCAATTAGAGACGAATTCCAGCCTCCGCGCAACATAAGTACATTGCCCGCATTGATTTGAGCCGCGAATGGCTCAGCACGGGTGATTTTATCGCCCGTTTCTGGGCTGGTGTGGATGCGGTATCCTGCCAGCTTGCGCGACAGATACAGGATTTGTGTCTTGCCAGCCTGTCCGGGGTCTTGGGGGAGGCTGATCTTTACCGACTTGCCGTCGAGTGCCGACGTGTTGACTAGCGCATTATCCCGCTCATCCGCAAGCGCTCTTAGTCGCACCATATCACCAATGACAAACCGACCATCGGGCAATCGCCCCAGCTTGCCGCCTGCGGTGTAGTCGCCATCCAGCGTGGCGGCAAAATCCCAACCGCGTACCCACGTAATCCGCTCGGCTGGAAGTGCGTCTATAACCTGTATTTGCCCCGGCTTGAATATTCCGCCATCCAACGGAGCGGGGCGCTGCATGTACTGGCCTGCGAACACGTATGGGCTTGATTGCTCCATCACGCGCAATTCAGCAAGGGAATGTTTCTCTGGCCACAGCGCAGTACCGTCTGACTGGATGGCAGGCAAACACAGATGTTCCCACTCCTCACCGTTTCCGCCATTCAGCAGCCACCCACTCAAGTCATCCTCGTGCAGACGTTGCATGATAACGATAATAGGGGTTTCCCGGCTGTTTTTGCGGCTTTCTAACGTGTTCTGGAACCAGTCGATGACGTTCCGGCGCATAACCTCAGACCGCGCTTCGTCGGCTTTGTGCGCATCATCGATTACTATGCATCCGCCCCACCCCTCCCGCTGCTTACCCGCGCCGAACCCGGTAATTGTCCCGCCCGTCCCCGTGGCATACATCACGCCACCGGCGGTGGTTTTCCAGTGATGCGCCGCTTCGGTTTCTAGCTCCAAGCCGGGGAATATGGCTCGGTAATCCTCATGTTGCACCAGTGTGCGGATTTGTGAGCTATTATTGCCTGCTAGCATAGCAGAGTAGGACGCATGGATATATTCAGAGTCGGGATGCCTGCCGATTGTCCACGCGATAAAATTGATAACGGCTAGCTCCGTCTTTCCGTAACGCGGCGAAATATTGATAATCAGCCGCTTGCACTCGCCCCGGTAAACCCTCATAAGGGCATCCGCTATCTTTTTGTGATGGGGGGCGCGTGACCACTTATAGTTGCGACGCATGAGGAACATCCAGCGCGTGAAATGATAAAAGTCATGATGCGCACGTAGAGACATTGCCGCGTGCTGCTCAGGACTAAACGTCATCTGCCAAATCCCGGCAAATCTGCTCGAATCGCTCAGGGGTCAGGACGGTTGTGGATACGTTACCAGAATGCTGCATATCAACCGCTTGCTTTGGCTTGCCAATTGCCCGATCAAGCCATGAGTTTATAGCCTGCACTCTCACGCTTGCCGGATTATCCTCGTTTTGGATAATCTCAGAGAGCGTATTAATCAGCATGGGTACGCGCTCAAACATCGCTAGCCGCATCTCCTCTTTTGATAGCGGCGTATCGGGTAGCTTGAGGCGTAGTTGCACCATTACTCGGTAATCACACAAGCAAGGTGGTTGTCACTGATTGTCAGCATAGATACCTCAAAAAGAATGGTAGCAGGGGCGGGATTTGAACCCTCAACCTTCAGGTTATGAGCCTGACGAGCTGCCTGATTGCTCTACCCTGCGTTAAAACAATAACATATCACCACTGCCTGCGTGTTTGCAATCCATTAAACCGCCAATCTGTGGCGCTTGGCACTGGCTTTGCTATCGACGCATCGGCAGACACAAAAAGCCCGGATGTGTTGCACATCCGGTAAGTGTCGTCGCTAGGAGGAGCATTGAAACTATTTTCATGGAGCTAACACAAATAATTTTCCAAGGTTGGCAAGCAATCCTGTTTGACTGGCGGCAATAAAAATCCCTGCCGTTGTCATAATCCAGACTTGCTTTGCTTGCTGTTCGGCAATCTTTCGGATTGCTGCGTCAGTGCGGTCTGCAATGGCTTCTAGCTTGTCGATGGATTCTTTATTTCGCTCAATTCTGGCGTCCATTTTAAGGACGAGTTCTTGTATTTTTTGAGGTTCCATTGTGCCCCCGGTTATTGTTAGATATTTTTCAGTGATTTGACCACGCGCTTTGTCCACCCACGCCCGAATCGCCCCCATGTGGATAAGTTAGTGTAGTGATCTAATTTTTCGGCTAAAAACCATTGCTCGACACGCGCTATCCCGAAATTGGTTAGCGCATCATCCAAAGCCTTGATTGTCACATTGCCGATTACCCCGTCATCAGCCACTTTTAAAGCCCGCTGCAAAAACCTAGATGCGTTACCTAGCCCTGTATTAACGGCGGCATCAAATAGCTCATACTGCAAACTATCTGGTAATGGCGATGTTAGCCCGTTAAACTGCCACACATCCCAATAATCCCGCTTGTAAATAGCCTTGGCATCATCTAGCGTCAATCGCTTAATGTCTAAACTGCCGTAAGAGTTAGCGGCAATGCCGTATTTTGTGCCTTTGCACTCACCCTTACCGCATACGCCAGATGTCCAGTTGCCGGGGTCCTGCGGGTCGTCACTGTAACTGCCCTCGGAGTCGATAAGCTCGTCAAAGGCGTCATCAAACTGCATTGGATTTTACACCGCTGCGGAGGAATGCAAACGCCATGGCATTCCCGATCAATTGCCCGGCATCAGCCTGCTCAAACCCGGGGATTTCCACGCCTGCCAGTTTTGCCACTCCAATGGCACCCATGATCAATGCGGTGAGGTAGGTTTTACGGCCTGATAGAAAATTCAACATAAAAAATCCTCATAAATAGATGCGATGAGTATATAGCAATTCAATGTTTTTTTATGGTCTTTTTTACAACAAACTCACCGCAGAGCCTACGCTCACATTCCGGGCACTCTTGCGAATGCGTCTTGGCGGATGGGATGCCTCCATAAGCGGGCGGTGGCAGTCTAGCGGTATGTTTTGGGTTTGCGTCCAATCTTTTGGCATCAAGACTCACCACCTAAAATCCGCCTAGCACGCTCAAATCCCATGAAGCCAAGCCCATCATAGGTATCCGTCTGCACAAAAAACGGCTGTTGGTAGCCCAGCATGTCGCTATCGTCGTCAAGAATTACATAGGATGTTACGTGTTCGTGGTTTTCGATTTCAGACAGGGAAAGTTCGATTTCGTGACCGCGCATCAGGTCGGGTCTTTTGATTGTCGGTGTTGCCCAACGCTCATGCAGTGATTCGGCAATGATGCGATGCCCTGCACAACGGAATAGCTGATACATTTCGCGCTTGCTGCGGGTTAACCGCCATGTACTGCTAATCACAACTTTTGCTTCAAAGTCAGTGATTAGACGCTCCACCAGCTTGCAGGCAATCGGATCAAGGTAGTCCATACTACCCGTGGATTCGCCAATAGCAGCACAAGCGCGGTGAGTGCAGAGCACGCCGTCTATGTCTAGGTAGATTAGTTTCACCGGTCCCATCCAGTTGTAGCTCCCACTCTCCCCCCGGAATACTACAATGTACGGCTTTTATCTCAGTGAGTACAGCATGTTGTAGCGCCCACTCTCCCCCCGGAATACTACAATGCCTTTACGCTGAAACCCTCTACAGGCTTAGCTTGCAGCGGGTTTTTTCATGGGAAAAACTGTAGTCACGTAGTCACTATTTAAAGTGCCGTGTAGTCGGTAGTGACTACAGAAAAAAACACATTCAAAACATACACTTAAAAGGTTATAAAATGCTTTGTAGTCACGTAGTCACTAGTACCGAGCAAACTTTTTTTGTACGTAGCGTTTTCCACATGGGTATATAGGCATAATGTGTTTTACCAATATACTTTACCTATATCTAGTGACTACATGACTACAAGTGTGGCAAGTATATGGATTTAAAAGGATTTTTCGTGTAGTCGCTTAAAAATTATATAGTGACTACAGGTGACTACGTGACTACAAAAAAGCCCTCACTATGGCCGAGGTGGGTTATGCTGACCTTCACGATTAAACTTCAAAAACCATGCCAATACACAATGTGTATTGCTGTAACTGTATGATTTAACAAGTAATAAAAAAAATGTGTATTAATGTGTATTTTTGTAAGTTACTGATTCTATTATCTTTTATACACAATATACACATTATACATTATATTATGACTCATGTACGTGAGAGAGCATCATAGTCATAATATGCCCATGACACATATTATATTTACCATAGCGATTTCGCCAAAAAATGCGTATATGCGTATTTTCTGTATTTTCCAGTTTATTTTCAGCAAGTTACAAAATACACAACGTGTATAAATGCGTATAAATGTGTATTTTTGCCCGTGAATGCGTATTGATTTGTCTATATTATAGGTATAATATGGACATCTTTAAAAGAAAGGAGATTGATATGAGCGATAACGAATCATGCAAGAACTGCAAGTTCTTCATGAGGCACCCTGAATGGTACAAAGCATTACTCACCAAAAACGCTTTAGCTAATGGGGAATGCAGGAGATACCCGCCAGTGACCCGTGTGAATGAAGACGGCGATGAAGATATTATACAACAAAATACTTATGATGATGATTGGTGTGGGGAGTGGAAATAATGGAAACAGAAAAAGCAACAGCACCGGTCAGAATGGTGTTTGAGCCAAGCCTTAAGGCTGCGGCGCAACGTCTCGCCAACTCAAAGGGAATGAACCTGACAACCCTATTTAAGACATTGCTGATCGAGAGATTGCGGCAAGAGTATAAGTCGGCATAAACTGATTTCCCATAAACGGAAAAGCCACCGGTCTAGGGTGGCTTAATAACATAGGTGCTTATGTCAAAGAACACTACAGATAGTAGCATTGTGCGCAATACGGCACAATACCTACTAGATATAGATGATGCTGGTGCTAATGCATTTGATGCAGGCGCACTAAAGCCTGAATTTTCTCGCATGGTAGTAGACGCTGCCAGCCTTGCTAAAAAAGAAGATGATGATGAATTACGCATCATTGATTTTATGGGTCGGCATCATGGCATAGGAATTTTGCGTGCATCAGATGTGACTGAATTTATCAACCACATGAGCCGCGTCTTTGATCTAACCGCCCACGCTGTGCGTGATGCCATCAAAAAAGCCGTCATCCGCAAGCACGGCAAAAAAGCCACTGGAAAACTGCCGCTGAATGAAATGGTTGAGCAGATGAACGACGACCCAGAAAGCCGCGTTTCTCATGCGCTGACGATGCTGGGTGGTAAGGCCGTCATCATGCGCAAGTCGCCAAACCCAAACGACACAAGCCATTTACAAACTGAATTCTTACGCCCTGTCGAGCTGTCTGTGCTTTACCAGCACGACACGTATGAGTGCGGGAAAAATTCCGCAGGTGCACCAGCGTTTCGTGACAGGATCACAGCATGGGCATCTAACCCAAAATGCAGACGCTATCCCAACGGAGTGTACTTTTACCCCGTGCGTGAGGGCGAGGAAATAGACCGTGTAGAAGGTGCGTTAAACCTGTGGGGCGGGATGGAAACAAAGCCGTCCAAGGGCGACTGGCAGTTAATAGACGATCACGTTTTTAACGTGCTTGCAGGTGGTAACACAGAGGTTTACACCTACATCCTAGACTGGTGCGCACATACCCTGCAATTCCCCGAAAAACAGGCAGGTGCGGTATTGGTGTTCAGGGGTAAAAAGCGGATAGGTAAAGGATTGTTCGGGCATTTTTTGCGTAAGTTATGGGGACAACACGGGCTACACATCAGCAACGGAAACCATCTTACGGGGAAATTTAACCAGCATCTAGCCAATACCTGCCTGCTGTTTGCAGATGAGGCATTTTTTGCCGGTGACAAGCAGCACGAGGGCGTGCTGAAGGCGATGATAAGCGATGATGTTCTGACCATCGAGGGCAAAGGGTTGGGTATTGTCCAGCTTGCCAATCGCCTGAAAATTATCATGGCAACAAACGAGCGGTGGGTAGTGCCGACATCCGCTGATGATGCGCGTTATCTTGTCGCCGATGTGTCGGATTGTCGAAAGGGCGATACGACATACTTTAGATCACTAGCGGCACAAATTGACAGTGAGTCTGCCCGATCAGCATTTCTGTACGACATGCTTAATCGTGATATTTCAACTTTTCACCCCGGCACGATACCTGACACAGCAGGAGCAAGAGAGCAACGGCTATACTCGCTTGACACAACATCACAATGGTTCCTTGACTGCTTAGAGCGCGGTCACATTGCCCACACTGGCACACTGATGTGGGAACCGTGGCTACCGTCATCTATCATTTTCGACAGTTACATCGATTTTTGTGACCGTCAAAAAATCAGCAACCGCCTTAGCGCCAATAAGCTGGGGCGTTGGTTGGGCAATGATGCTGGACTGCATAACAAAGCGGCAAATAATAGTCGCGGCTGGGTATTCCCGTTCACCGTCGAAGAGTGCTTAAAGTCGTTCTGCGATAAAAATAAGATTTGATCTATGGCTATATTATACATATACTATAGCCTTAACCAATCAACACACGGAGAAAACGACATGAGCAAAGCAACACTAGCAGACTGGTACAACAGCAGTGCATGGGACGATCCAGACCACACCCCGTCCGTCCGAGAAATTCTAGAAGCCGAAGGGCGATTCCTTGAAGATACTCTGGACTATATGGAAAGAGAAGACACTCGGCGCGGCGGCGTGTGGGCGGGTTACGATATGGGCGACCTGATTTCCCATGCAGATGACATTGACCGGCGCAACCGGAGTCTCCTGCGCGATATTCGCAAGACGTTGGCTTATAATCGACTTTGCCGCATTGCCGCTGGAATGTTATTCCTCTCGGATATTAAAGGCGACATAGACGGATGTGAACGCCTTATTGAAGAACTAGAGCTGGCAAACCGCGACTGGTTAGGGCAATGAAGCTAACATTTGCCCAAGTGGCTCCGCTTGCAGCAGGACGCTGGGAGCAAATCCACCGATCTCTGGGCGTGGCGCTATCAACCACAAGCCACCAAAAGCACACCCCCTGCCCCGGCTGCGGCGGGAAAGACCGCTTTCGGGTCACAAAAGCCTACCATGACACTGGCGGGTTTATTTGTGGCCAAGGCGGCGATACCACTGGCGGTGACGGCTTCTCCCTCCTCCAACACGTCCACGGCTGGACGGCGGGAGATTCCTTGCGGGCGGTTGCCCGTGAGTGCGGTCTGGATGTTGAGGCGGCAGAGATTGACTATGCCGAGCTTGACCGTAGGCGCAGGATTGCTGAGGAGCAAGCAGCAAAGGCAAAGGCCATCAGGGCTGCTGAGCAGGCTAGGCAACGGCTAGATGCTGTTTACCGTGTTCGGCACTATCTAAAATCCGGCACGCGCCCCCGGCATCACCCGTATCTGGATGCCAAGATGCTGACCAATCCGCATAACCTGATAGAGTATAAAGATCAGTTAATTGTCTACACCAATAGTGCCCACGGCGAGTTAACCGGCTGCCAAAAGATCGCCGCCGATGGCTCCAAACTGTTTTTACCAGGACAGGAAAAAAAGGGCTGCTTGCACTGGCTACAATCTCCGCCATCACGCGGGCAGACGATAGCTGTAGTAGAGGGCTGGGCAACTGGCGCAAGTCTTGTAGAGACTGAAATTGGCTTTGATGGTGCTGTAGCGATTGCTTTTGACGCTGGAAACATCCCGCGAGTGACCGCCTCACTACTCACCCTATACCCGTCAAGCTGTATCGTGATTTATCGGGATTTTGACAAAGCGGGCGTAAATGCCGCCAACACCGCAGTCACACACGACCCATCCCGCGTGACAGTGATTGAACCTCCAGCAGACGTGCCAACATGGGCGACAGACTGGAATGATTATATTGTGTTTGAGCGCGAGAAGGACATTGATTAGCTGCTGATTGAAAAAGTATTGCATTAATCAATTGAGGCGAGTATAGTTCAACTCATGGGAAGGCAATACCGCCAACCAAACCAAGGAGATTAATGTCATGTTTACTCAAGAAAACACAGATTACACCAATGAAGAAATCACAGCCTTGAATGAAGAATTTAAGGAAAGATTTGAATCCGGCGAATGGCCTACCGATGATGAGGAAACCGCGTTCAAGTGGTTTGCTGATGAAGTTGCTAAACGTTAATGGCTGGCATTGGCGGTAAAACAAAAGGGGCAGGCCGCAAGCCTGCTCCTGAGCCGCTGGTGGCGGTAACCATCAGAATCCCCCAATCAACCCTTGATTGGGCGAATATCAGAGCTAAGGAAGACGGCTCGAAGCGCGGGAATAAATCCGGCTTTATAGCTCGCCTTATAATGGAAGATCGGGCGAAGACGGAAAAAAATAAAGCCATTGTTTTTAACACGACGGAGATAGTCAATGACACCTGAACAATCAAGCGCATTACGCGCAAAGATACCAGAACATCTTGTATCAAAATTCCCGAAGAGTGCAGGAGCGGCAAAGGCGGACAAGGAATTTGCCGGTCACGCTGCCGTAACAGACCGACTTCTTGAAGTTGACCCATGCTGGACATGGAAATTCTTGGGAGACGGCACACCAGTATTTGACGATTTTGGAGGAATCTGGATCGAATTAACTGTGTGTGGCGTTACCAGACCGGGTTATGGTTTCCCGGAAAACCTAAAAGCGGGGAACGGCGTTAAAGAAGCCATTGGCGATGCTATCCGAAACGCTGCTATGCGCTTTGGTGTTGGCCTTGAATTCTGGTTTAAGGGTGATTTATTCGCAGAGCCGGATAAAGGCGGTCTTTTGTTGAGCGCGGGGCAACTGCAAGAGGTTTCCGCAGCCATATCGCTGGTCGCCAACAAGCCAGCCGCGCTCAAGTACCTGAAAAGCAAACTTGGCACGGACGAAATAGACAAACTCACCGAGTCACAATTCGGGACAGCAATGGAGTTAATCGGCTCAGTGCCGAAACTCACAGACGTTATGTCGGCACAAGCCAAGGACGTGTTTTATAAGCAAATCATTGACGCAAAGTTCGTGCCCGCCGATATTCTTAAATCATTAAATTTCAGCGACAACACCCTTACCTACGACCAGAAAGTTGAGATGGGCGAATATATAAAAAGCCTGAAGGAGAAAAAAGTATGAGTATTCACGCTACATTTGTAGGCCGCCTAGGACGAGACCCAGAAACCCGCTACACATCAGGCGGTCAATCCGTCACTGATGTGGCACTTGCGAGCAATCACGGATTTGGTGACAAACAGACGACCACATGGGTCAAGGCGGTGTTTTGGGGGAAACAAGGGGAAACAATCTCACAGCATTGCCATAAGGGCGATCAGTTGCTGGTGTCTGGTGATTTGTACGAGGACACGTACAACCATAATGGAGAGCAAAAAAAGAGCATTAAACTAGATGGTCGATCTTTTGAGTTTGTTGGCGGGAAAAAAGAGGGTACGCAATCACCACCACCTAAACCCGCGCCACCACCTAAACCCGAGCCATCGCCGCAATCGTTTGAGGATTTCGAGGACGATATTCCCTTCTGATATACAAAAAAATCCCCGCTGGGTAAGGCGGGGATTTTGGTGCATCAACTAACAAACTGGAGAAAATCAATGTTTGTGCTGAGAGATTACCAGCAAGCCGCATCCGATGCAATCATTACATGGGTGCGGAAAATCAGTGCGCCGATTTGCGCCGAACTTGCAACCGGGGCAGGAAAAAGCCTTATCATTGCCGACGTTGCACTGCGCATCAATGAGATGTCAGGCAAAAAATTGCTGTGTATGGCTCCAAGCAAGGAGCTTATCGAGCAAAACTATGTAAAGTACATTTCCACCGGATCCCCAGCCAGCCTGTTTAGTGCGTCGGTTGGCATCAAATCCACTCGCCACCCGGCAGTATTCGGCACACCAAAAACCGTACTAAACAGTATTGACCGATTCAAGAGCGAATTTGCCGGAATCATCATTGACGAATGCCACCGCATCGACCCAACTACAAAAGCCATTATTTCCGGTATGAGCGAAGGCAATCAAAACTTACGTGTAATCGGCTTGACAGCCACTCCATACCGCATGGGAGACGGCTATATTTACCAAATAGGCATGGATGGGCAGAAAGTCGAGCAGGCTAATAACCCGCTATTTTCGCGCCTTGTGTACCGCATCCAGACCCAAGAGCTTGTAAATCGTGGCTTTTTAACTCCGCCGGAAATGCTGGCATCAGATCGTCACTATGATGCTGCGCGCCTGCAACTCAACAAGCAAAACCAGTTTGACGCGGGCGAAGTAGCGCAAGTGTTTGAGGGCAAGGGGCGGCTAACGGCTGACATCGTAGCGGATGTAATCGACAAAGCTGATCACCGTTTTGGCGTGATGTTTTTTGCAGCATCCATCCAGCACGCGCAAGAGATAATGGAGAGCCTACCTCCGGAACACAGCCGACTTGTTACTGGCGCAACAGCCAAGGGCGACCGTGCGCGAATCCTGTCCGAGTTTAAGGCCGGGCGAATCCATTACATCGTCAACCGTGACGTGCTTACAACCGGGTTCGACGCCCCCAATGTCGGCACGATTGCCATTATGAGGGCCACCGAATCAGCCGGGCTGCTGCTGCAAATCATCGGTCGCGGCTTGCGGCTGCATGATGGCAAACAAACCGCACTGATTTTGGACTATGCCGAAAACCTCACCCGGCACGGGTTAAGCAGCGATAACCTAAACCCGGAAATCCAAGCCAAGGCGCAAAGCATCAAAAATCCCATTGATGTGACCTGCCCCATCTGCCACCACATAAACAAGTTTTCCGCCAAGCCAAACAAAGAGCAAATCCCCATTGATGCGCACGGATATTTCGAGGACGCATTCGGTCATCGGCTGCTCGATACCACCGGACACCCAATCGCCGCGCATTTTGGGCAGCGTTGCCAGCACATCGCGCTGACGGCGACCGGAACAAAACAATGCGACCACCGATGGAACTATCGAGATTGCCCGGAATGCGGGGGCGAAAACAACATATCCGCCCGTGAGTGCGTGCATTGCGGTGCGGAACTCGTGGATCCAAACGACAAGCTAATCCTAAAAGAGGCCGTGGAAACGATCAAAAAAACCCGCGAAGGGGTCTGGACATACAGCGCAGTTCAATCAATGAGGGCTATGGCCTCAAAACAGGCCGTCATGCTGATCTATACCACCACTGATGGGCAGCGAGTAACGGATTTTATCAACCCTACCTCGGAGCGCGACGATATGCTTAAAAAGACCAATGCTATTTTGACAGATATGCATCTGCCCGGCATCACGTCACACAGCGCCATCATCAACGCCATTAACGGCGGACAGGCACGCACCCCCACGGTCATTGCGTGGCGCAAACGCGATGGCAAGGATTTTGTTGAAATTAATGACAGGAGATATAACTGATGGTCAACACCGACAACGCCCGCGTCAAAAAACGCGCCAACATGGCGCAACAGCCAACAATTATCCACTACGACAACGGCACGACGCTAATAGCCCGCGCTGATGGGTCCACTTGGTTTGGTCTGTCGAAATATTACATAAATCACGTTAGGGGAAAAGAATGAAATTTGACGATTGGCTTTTTCACCTGCTACTGGCAGCCGAAATTGGAGACAACCCTGATGCCCACATCAGACGTGCAGCCGTTGAGCGCAAGGCATGGCACAAGAGCCGCAATACCGATGTTGTAACGATGCGCGTCCTGAATCGTTTGATTAAATCACCAGCACCTGCGGCCTTGTTGCGCGGAACATTGACTGAGGCGCATTTTACCAATGACTAAAAACACAACTCCCCACGAATCATGGGAGCAGCAAAGCCTTGTTGCCGAACTTGAACGGATAGAACCGGGAATCCTGATTGAAACCAACCCCGCCGCCGGAATGAAACTCACCAAGGCTATGGCTACTAAGACCAAGACGCTTGGCTATCAAGCCGGGACGCTGGATATTTTCCTCCCGGAGCACCGAGTCTACATCGAGTTAAAGCGACAAAAAGGCGGCTCACTATCCCCAGAACAAAAAGCCCGTATCCTCAGGCTTGAATCCGCTGGCTATCGCGTGATTGTCGCAATGGGTGCTGTCGATGCAATTAATCAGTTGGGCAAGCTGGGCTTATTTCAGTTTACTTGATGTATATATCATTATATAATCATATCTACATCAACAGAGAAACATGGAGAACATCATGAAAGTCGATATTAAAGACCGTATTACAGTGACGGACCTGAACGGGGAAGACCTGAGAGGGGCAGACCTGAGAGGGGCAGACCTGAGAGGGAAAGACCTAAGCAGGGCAGACCTGAGCAGGGCAGACCTGAGCAGGGCAGACCTAAGAAGGGCAGACCTAAGCAGGGCAGACCTGAGCAGGGCAAACCTGTACGAGGCAAACCTGTACGAGGCAAACCTGAGCAGGGCAAACCTGAGCAGGGCAAACCTGATCGGGGCAAAGCTGAGAGGGGCAGACCTGAGCAGGGCAGACCTGAGCAGGGCAGACCTGAGAGGGGCAGACCTGAGAGGGGCAGACCTGAGCGGGGCAAACCTGAGAGGGGCAAACCTGAGAGGGGCAAACCTGAACGGGGCAGAACTGAGCAGGGCAGACCTGAGAGGGGCAGAACTGAGCGAGGCAAGCCTGAGAGGGACAGGCATGGACGGGGCAGACCTGAGCGAGGCAGATGTTTTTAGTGTTGCTGCTTCGGAGGCTACAGGTAATTACATGATTTTCATGACAAACACGCATCTGAAAATTGGATGCGAGTTCCACACTATTACCGACTGGATTGGTTTTGACGAAAGCGCAATATCAAAAATGGATGGCGAACGCGCCATTGAATTCTGGAGGATCTGGAAGCCTATTCTTCAACAGATTGCAAAAAACAATGGATGGATTGCTTGATGACCCTATCACCCGAAAGAGACGGTAAATTCACCGCAAGCGGAATTTACCGTCTGATGGCAGCAAACGGACAAGTCGACTGGACACCCGACCGCGAAGGCGCGAAGGGTGTCGGATACACAGTTTGGACTAACGGAAAACAGTATATTGATACTGTGTTTGCCACGGTTGCCGCTTATGACGATTTCATCCGGTCAGAACGCGCCCGTCTTGGTGAATTTACCCTGAGCGCGGGGGCGAAGACCTACGCCGAAGAAAAGGCAATGGAACTGCTTTTTGGCGAAGACGAATACGAGCCACAGTTGCAAACGCTCGACATTAAGCGCGGAAATGAGCGCGAATCAGGTGCATGTGCTGATCTTGCTATGCGTCTTGATACCGATCTTTTCCACATCGGAGAAAGTCAGCAGTTTATCCCATGGGTCAATGATTCCGGTGCAACGCCAGACGGGCGTATCGGCTCGGTTGATGGCGTGACGTTTGACGTTAAAAGCCCGAAACGCGCCAATCACCTCAGTAATATCTTGACCGTCACGGACAACGACTCGCTACTCAAGGCCAGTGCCTGTTACTACTGGCAGCAGCAAACACAAATCGCCGCAGCCGAACAGGATTACGGCTACTGGGTCAGTTACAACCCGGTAGCCAACAACCCACGCGCACGTTTGCACGTTGTCCGCATTGACCGCAATCAGGCGGACATTGACAAAATGGCGCAACGGGTAGCGATGGCTGCGGAATATAGAGATGAAATTGTTAACAAAATTAGGAGTTTATAATGGCTAAGTACTTACATGTTCTTTTTAAAGAAGGCACTAAAAAGGAGCTTGCCCGCTTGTCAGTGGAGCTTGATACAAACATGACCGAGATTGTTCGGCAGGCGGTGCAGGAATTTTTGATTAAACATAAACCAATAACGGAGACAAAGACGAATGAAATTTAATATCGACAATAAATTGAAAGAGGTGACATCTGAATGAGTGCAGTAGCAACATTAACGCTGATCGCACTGCTGAACAACGCACCAGCAATGCACCCCGTCCAGTGGAGTATCGACGGGAATAACATTCAGGGGAAACGCCACAGCTTAACCCACGAGGTGAATTACGGAAAACATAATGTGTGCGCCTCTTATGAAGCTGTGACGAGATGCCGTGAAGCTAACGTAATTGGAGACGTGGAGGTGAGAATATCCGTCGACAAAGATTACAGCTTTACCAATAAATAGGGGTATGAAAATGACTAGTCCAAAGGTAAGAAATGCCAGACAAAAACGCAATCGGGGTATAAACGAGTCGATTGTGAGTAACAAAACCAAAGACCACGAAGCGAAAGCTGTGCAGGTTGCGAATGCGCAGCCAGCAATTTGGCGCGATACTGATCTTACCAACACTGATTATTGGATGTGTAAAAGATGACAGGCACTTAAGCCAAACGAAAACGCCCCACTCTTTCGGGTGGGGCGCTACCGTGCTGAAAGGTGTTAGAGCACCAAACAGCCAATTACTGACAACCATTTGAAGAGTAACCAGTATGCAAAATCATACCTCAAAACCGCCCAAAATGGGCAACACCCCGCGTTATATCGTGGAAACCCCTAACCAGCTTTTGTCAGACGATGGCAAGCGCGTGGAGGTGAAGTCATGAAACACCCCATAGCAACCACCATTATGTTTGCAGGCATTGCCCTAAGCATTGTCGCGTGTGTGGATGACACCTTGCACACCAACAAGCGCACCGTAACCGCCACAGCCTACACATCCCATCAAAACCAGACCGATAGCACACCGTTTGAACCGGCTTGTGGTG